TTCAGAAAGAAAAAGATATGGTGTTGTAGTTGAAGATATTGAAGATGACTACCCAGAGCTAGTTCACATTGGAAATGACGGCATTAAAGGTATAAACTATATTGACTTATTAGTTAAGCGTGTAGCTGAACTTGAAAAAGAACTTGAAGATATATCATTGACGCCTGGACCAAAAGGTGACAAGGGTGATGCTGGCTCTCAAGGATCAGCAGGAGCCAATGGAACAAATGGTAAAAACGGTGTTAATGGTAACGACCATTTAAAAAATGTTAAGTCTATAACTTTTAATGAAAAATCAGGTCAACTAGAAATAACAATAGAAGGATATAAAGAAACTTTTAGATTTAACCCAACAAAATAAACAAAAACAAAAATTATGATTACTTACGATTGGAATTGCAAAACAGTAGACGTACACCCTCAAGAAGAAGGTGAAACAGATGTAGTGTATAATGTACACTGGATTGTAACTGGAACTTCGGATCAATTAGATCCACAAGGAAACGCTTATTCATCAACTAATATTGGAACTCAAGTAGTGCTTTTAAATCCTGAAAACCCCTTTATACCTTTTGATGAGCTAACAAATGAAGTTGTTGTTGGTTGGACAAAAGACGCTATGGGCGAAGAACAAGTTAAAGCTATTAAGGATAGTATTGCTTCTCAAATATCTGAATTAGAAAACCCATCGTCTGTTACTTTGAGTATTGAAAATTAATTTGTATATTTGCATAGAATTTAAAATATAATCAAATGTCAAAAAAAATTACAGAGCAAGAGCTTGAGAAGCTTCAAGGACTTGTGCAAAAGTTAAACAGTGTTATTACAGACTTAGGTGTCTTAGAAACTCAGAAGCACACGCTTTTACACGCATATTCAGAGATTGACTCTGAGCTAGGTGAGTTTAAGAAAGAGTTGAATGAGTCATATGGAGACGCCAGTATAAACATATCAACAGGCGAAATAGATGACAAAGATCAAACAGTATGAGCTAGACTCAACGATTCATGAAGACGATAAGGTAATTGGTACCGACGGCAACCCTGGTGTGGATCTTGGAAAAACCAAGAACTTCACCATTGGTGCTTTAACAGGTTACTTAAACACTGCTCTAGAAGTAGATAACATGATAGGTGGTAGTGGAACACTAAATACCATACCTATGTGGACACCTGACGGGACAACGTTGGGTGATTCTATAATATCTAGAGATCCATTAGTTGTATCTCCAGATAACGCAATACTTATTGCTGGAAAGGTTAGAATAGACACAACGGGGTCTTCTGGGATCGATGTTGGTCCTATAGCCGCTTTTAGTAGTAGTATTGCAATGTATAAAGACGTTTTGCTACAAGCTGGTCTTGCGGATTACTCAAACTCTTTGGGTACCTCTGGTCAGGTATTAACCTCAACTGGAACGGCTGTGAGCTGGGTTGATGTATCCTCATTATCTGGGAACGTTGACGGATCTGGTACATTGAATACTATCCCTATGTGGACACCTGATGGTAATACACTTGGCGATTCTATAATATCATCTGATTCAGATCCATCAAATGACGCAATAATAATTACTGGTAAACTTGGTATAGACTCTACTGGATCTGCTTCTGATGTTGGACCTATAGCTGATTTCACTCAAAATATATCTTTTTATAAAGACTTATACCTAACGCAAGGTTTAAGAGATTCATCAAACAACTTAGGAACAGCTGGACAAATACTATCATCAACTGGCACTGCAACACAGTGGATTGACGGAGTCCCTTCTAATAATATAGTTGGTTCTGGAACGATTGATACTATAGCCATGTTCACGCCTGATGGCCAAGCGATAGGTGATTCAGTAATGTTTAAAATACCTAACAATCCGTGGATACAAGTCGGTTCTGTTGGGGCTGGGCAAGAAACAGTTTTAGGTCCTGGTTTTGTGTCAACAACAGCATTGGGTGTTGATAACATAGTAGCTATAGACGGTGGCTCAGTTACACTAAACGGTAATGTTATCATAGGTAATGCAGATACAGATTTATTAACAGTTACCTCAACGTCGCGCTTTTATAACAATGTTCAACTTGGTGCCGCTGATGATGATGAAATTGTTGTTAAAGGTACACTAGAATTACAAGGGCCAGTAAAAGATTATGCAGCTACTTTAGGAACGGCAGGTAAGATATTAATATCAGATTCTTCAGGACAATTATCATTTGGTGATCAAATAGACACTACTTACACTCATTCATCAGCGCAAGCTGGTTCAGATGCAGTTATAAGACTGACTGACGGTGTAACAAACCAAGACGTTACTCTTGTAGCTGGGAACAGTATATCTCTAACAGATGATGGAAGTAACAATATAACTATCGCTGCAACTGGTGGCGCTGCTAATACAGAATATGATTTAGCGAGTTCACAAAATGGGAGCAATGTAGATGTTACATTAACAGGTACTGATGCTACTACAGATACAGTTTCTCTGATTGCTGGAACAAATGTAACGCTAACGGATGACGGTAGTAACAACATTACTATAGATTCCTCACCAGCTGTTACTTATGATTTAGTTGGTACATATAATGCTAGTGATACAATATTAACTCTTCAGGGTTCTGATGCTACTAGTGATACGTTCACGCTTCACGCTGGTTCAGGAATTTCTTTCGGTCAAGATGCTGTAAATGGGATTACTACTATATCTTTAGATATAACTGATAACGTTACAGGTTCTGGTACATTGAACACTATCCCTATGTGGACGCCTGATGGTCAAACTTTAGGTGACTCATTCATAACACTCGATACGACTGGGAGTCCATTTATAAATGTTTCTGTTCCTTTAACCGCTGGATCTTTGAATGTTACAAATATTTTTGGCGCTGATGGAGGATTCGTTACGTTAAGTGGTAATGTTGTTGTAGGAAACGCATCTACAGATATTTTTAGTATAAACGGAACTGCTACTTTTAATGCTGATGTTACACTAGGTAACACGTCTGCTCAAAACCTTACTGTTAACGCTGTAACCGTATTTAATTCATCTGCTAGATTTGCTAGTCAACTTGTTGACACAGCAGGCGCATCTGGGTTATCTGGAATGGTGTTGACATCAACAGGAACTGGTGTTGATTGGGTTAATGTATCTGATCTTACAGATAACGTTACAGGCTCTGGGACTGCTGGTAAATTACCCTACTGGAATCCTGATGGAGCTACGTTAGCAGATTCTTTAATAACTCAAACATCTGACAATAGCATTACAATTGGAGTAGGTGCAACTGCAACTGGTTCAGAAGCAATATCACTTTCAAGATCTGAGGCTAGAGCTGATTACTCATTTGCTCATGGGTACGAGAGTATCACTGACGGAGAGTTTTCTGTAACACTAGGTAAAGGAGGATACACGGCAGGTGATCATTCCGCTGCAATTGGTTACAAAGGAATATCTTTAGGTCGATCTGCAATCTCTGGTGGGCACTCAAGTAGCGCAGGTGGTGACGGGGCTATAGCTTTAGGTCACAACACATCAGCTGGAAACTACGGTGTAGCGAAAGCAACTAATACATTCCCTAACGATCAGACAACGTTTGACATTTACGGAATAGTAGGTACAGTGGCTGTAGGAACATTCTTACGTTACGGACCAGGATTTGATGTAGCTGACCCTAGAATTGAGGTTACTCAGTTTACAGATTTAGGTAATGGAGCTGCGACAATAACTATCGCATCTGGAATCAGACCAATAGCAGGTGAGCTACTTGTATTTGAAGAGCAGACACCTCAAAGAAACGATCACCAAGGTGGTGTAGCTTTAGGTAACGATGCATTCTCATTAGGTCAAGGTGCAGTAGCACTTGGACAAGACGCTGTAGCTGACGCTGACTTTGCAGTAGCCATCGGTAGAACAGCAAGCACCTCAACTCAAGACAGTATTGCCTTAGGTGGAGGATCAACTAAAATTTTAATCGAAGCACTAGTTAACGCAAATTCATATGCAGACGATACAGCAGCCGCAGCAGGTGGTGTAGCTATCGGAGAGTTGTACAGAAACGGAAACGTGGTGCAGATAAGACTTACATAATGGAAATCAGAAAGATTTCTCTTGGTGCTGACTATAAATCAAGTGCAATGCATTACATAGTCGGACAAGAGGTTTTAAATAAAGAATATAATATACATCTAATTCAATACAACCCAGACGCTGAGTCGTATAGAATTTGGATAGAAAGACAGGACGAGATTATTCTCTGGAAGGAGTTTAACAAGAATATGCCTGTATCAATTGAATATAATATAAATTTCTAAATGAAATCACCCTTCAACTTCATTGTACGTCCGTATAATGGTAGAAGGTATGACAACATTAAAAACATCGGAGGTGTAGACTTTGTAACAAGTGCATCTCAGGAGGATCATACCGTATCTAACCGTTATGCAACCGTGGTTGAAACCCCTATTAACTACTCAGGGGAAATAGAGCCAGGAGACACTATAATTGTACATCACAACGTATTTAAGTATTATTACAACATGAAAGGTAAACAGAAAAGTGGCAAGAGTTACTTTATGGATGACCTTTTTCTTGTTGATGACTATCAGTATTATTTGTACAACCACAACGATCAGTGGAAGGCAGAGGATATGTTTTGTTTTGTAAAACCTGTTCCAAAGGAAGAATATTTCTTAGAGGTTCCAGGGATAGAACAGCCTCTTGTAGGTATCGTTAAATACACAAATAATAAATTAGTATCTTTAGGTGTCAACGAAGGAGACATGATATCATTTAAACCTGATAGTGAGTACGAATTTGATATTGATGGAGAGAAGCTATACAGGGTACTTACTAATAGTATAACAATAAAACTGTAATGGATTCTAAGCAAATAAAGTTGGAGATAATAAGAGCGGCTGAGCAGGCTGTAAAGGAACTTGTAAAGGTTGCGAAAGAGGGTATTGTAAAGAAAGATCTAGACGACTTGTCTCCAGAGCTAGCGGCTGACAGATTAAAGAATGCAGCAGCAACAAAGAAACTAGCTATATTTGATGCGTTTGAGATTTTATCTAGAATAGAGTCTGAAAAGGCTTTGCTAGAAGACGATGAGATAACTGATAAAAAAGATCTAAGTAGTTTTGCAGAGAGAAGAGCGAAATAATAGTCTATACAAGGTTGTAGATATAGTTCCAAAGGGTGTTTTAAAGAGCAAGAAATGGGAATATGGTTACGATGAAAAGTATGATATTATTGTTGTATCTAGGGATGGAACATTAGGAGAGGTTATAAACGTTAACGGTTTAAACATCGGTTTACCTGCAAAACCTAAACAGATACATAAACGAAGCGATAAAAAGTCTGACCAATACTGGGAACCATTTGGGTATCCAAAGCAGCTGGACAGAATTAAAAGTATATTCCAGTGGAATGAAGCTCCTAAAGACTTCAAAACCAAGTGGGTAGATTATATAGAGTCTGAGTTTGACAGAAGAGAGGAAGGCTTTTGGTTCTATAATAATGGTAAACCTACATACATTACTGGAACACACTACATGTACCTACAGTGGACGAAGATAGATGTTGGACATCCAGATTTTCGTGAAGCAAATAGAATATTCTTTATATACTGGGAGGCTTGCAAGGCTGACAAAAGATGTTTTGGAATGATATACCTAAAGATCAGGCGATCTGGGTTTTCGTTTATGTCTTCAGCTGAGTGTGTAAATACAGCCACATTGGTTAAGGACTCTAGGGTAGGTATACTATCAAAGACTGGTTCTGATGCAAAGAAGATGTTCACAGATAAGGTTGTACCTATATCTAGTAACTATCCATTCTTTTTTAAGCCAGTGCAGGATGGTATGGATAAACCAAAGACTGAGTTAGCATACCGTGTACCAGCATCAAAGATATCTAAAAAGAATATGTATGATGTGGATGACTCTGGACTTACAGGGCTTGATACCACAATTGACTGGAAGAATACTGATGATAACTCATATGATGGGGAAAAACTACTACTACTCGTGCATGATGAGAGTGGTAAATGGATTAGACCAAATAATATACTTAACAACTGGCGTGTAACAAAGACGTGTCTTAGATTAGGTAGTAAGATTATTGGTAAGTGTTTAATGGGTTCTACATCGAATGCTTTAGATAAGGGTGGTGAAAACTTTAAGAGATTGTACTATGATTCTGATCCTAGCAATAGAAACGCTAATGGTCAAACCAAAAGCGGTATGTATTCACTTTTCATCCCTATGGAATGGAACATGGAAGGGTTTATAGATAGATACGGTATGCCAGTGCTTGAGACGCCTTCTAAGGCTGTTTTAGGTGTTGATGGTGAGATGATATCAAAGGGAGCTATAAACTACTGGGAGGACGAGGTTAAGTCGCTTAAAAACGATCCTGATGCATTGAATGAATACTACAGACAGTTCTCAAGGACTGAGTCTCATGCATTTAGAGATGAGAGCAAGAGTTCTATATTCAACCTAACAAAGATATACCAGCAGATAGATTACAACGATAACCTTATACGTGATAGGGTTTTGACTCGTGGATCCTTTCACTGGAAGAACGGGAACGTGGATACAGAGGTCATATGGACACCTAACGATAGAGGTAGATTCTTAGTTTCTTGGATACCAAACAGTAAGCTTCAGAACAACATGCAGATTGCTAATGGAAATAAAATACCAGGGAACGCTCACATAGGTTCGTTTGGATGTGACTCGTATGATATATCTGGAACAGTGGGCGGTGGAGGTTCCAACGGAGCTTTACACGGACTAACAAAGTTTCACATGGATGACGCTCCTGTTAACGAGTTTTTCTTGGAGTACGTTGCTAGACCACAGACAGCTGAATTATTCTTTGAGGATGTTTTGATGGCCTGTGTGTTTTACGGTATGCCAATACTGGCAGAGAATAACAAGCCTAGGTTACTGTATCACTTTAAGAACAGAGGGTATAGAAAGTATTCACTAAATAGACCAGATAAGCCTACTAGAGGGCTGTCTAAGACAGAGAAAGAATTAGGTGGAATACCTAACTCATCAGAGGCTGTAAAACAATCACACGCATCAGCTATAGAGACGTATATAGAGAAGTACGTAGGACTTGATACTGATGGGACTTACAGGTCTAATGACGAAATGGGGTCTATGTATTTTAGTAGGACCTTACAGGACTGGGCAAGGTTTGACATAAACAATAGAACAAAGTTTGATGCATCGATAAGCTCAGGATTAGCTATAATGGCGAACCAGCAGCACCTTTACCAAAAGGTTAAAAAAGAGTCGAAAATAAGCATTAACTTTGCAAGATATAACAATAAGGGAAGTATTAGTCAAATAATTAGATGAAAGAGATAAACATTTCTATAAATCCATCATCTTTTCCAAGTCAATATGTATCTGACTCAAAAAAGAACACCAAAGAGTTTGGTCTTCAGATTGGTCAAGCAATACAATATGAGTGGTTCAAAAAAGATAACGGTGGATCTAAGTTTTACAATCAATGGGACTCCTTCCATAAACTCAGGCTGTATGCAAGAGCGGAGCAGTCTGTAGGAAAGTATAAAAATGAACTAGCTGTTGATGGCGATTTATCGTACATGAACTTAGACTGGACTCCAGTTCCAATTATACCAAAATTCATAGACATTGTCGTGAACGGGATGGCTGATAGGTTGTTTGAGGTTAAGGCATACGCACAGGATGCGATGTCTGCTGAGAAAAGAAACCAGTATCAGGACACTATAGAGGAGGACATGGTATCAAAGGATTTACTTACTCAAGTAAAGAATGACTTTGGTATAGACGCATTTAATACAAATCCTGAAAACCTTCCAGCTAATGATGAAGAGCTACAGCTGCACATGCAGCTTAACTACAAGTCATCTATAGAGCTTGCGGAAGAGGCTGTTATAAATACTGTTCTATCTGAGAACAAGTATGATGACACTAGAAAAAGAATTATATACGATATAACCACTGTAGGTATAGGATGCGCTAAGCATGAGTACTTACCTGGCACTGGTATTGTAACTAAGTATGTAGACCCTGCTAACGTTGTATACAGTTATACTGAAGATCCAAACTTCAACGACTGTTTCTACTGGGGTGAAGTAAAAACAACTCACATCAGTGAGCTTCTAAAAATAGACCCAACATTAACAGATAAAGATTTAGAACATATATCAAAGTCTAGTTCTGATTGGCATAATTACTTCAACTCAACGCAGTTTTACGATAACTCATTATTTAATAATGACACTATAACTCTTTTACATTACAACTATAAAACAACAAAAAAGTTTGTCTACAAGAAAAAAGGTGAAAAGGTTATAGAAAAAGAAGACACTTTTGATCCACCAGCAGAAATGATGGAGGAAAGAGGTTTTGAAAAAGTTGAGAAGGTTATAGATGTATGGTACGAAGGCGTTATGGTTATGGGTACTAACATTATACTTAAGTGGCAGCTTGCAGAGAATATGGTAAGACCAAAGTCAGCGTCACAGAACGCAATGTCTAACTATGTTGCATGCGCTCCTAGAATGTATAAAGGTAATATTGAATCATTACTTAGAAGAATGGTTCCTTTTGCAGACCTCATCCAAATGACACACTTGAAGTTACAGCAAGTAATACAGAAAGTTGTTCCAGATGGTGTGTTCATAGATGCGGATGGGTTAAATGAAGTTGACCTTGGAAATGGCGCTAGCTATAATCCAGAGGATGCATTAAGACTATACTTCCAGACAGGTTCTGTTGTAGGTCGTAGTTATACTCAAGATGGTGAATTCAACAACGCTAGAATCCCTATTCAAGAGTTATCAAAGAATAGTGGCCAAGGAAAAATAAGTTCATTGGTTGGGAGCTATAATCACTACTTGCAGATGCTTAGAGATGTCACTGGTTTGAATGAAGCTAGAGACGGCTCTATGCCAGATCCAGACTCTTTAGTTGGACTACAAAAACTCGCTGCTTTAAATAGTAACACAGCTACAAGGCACATTCTTGACGCTAGTTTAGATATCACAAGAGACCTTGCTACGGCATTAACATGTAGAGTATCTGACGCATTAGAATATCATCCACACAAGGAGGAGTTTGTTATGCAGATCGGTAAGTATAATGTTAACTTACTTAAGGAAATAAGTGACCTACACATATATGACTTTGGGATATTCATAGAGATGGCCCCAGATGATGAGCAAAAGCAAATGCTTGAGCAAAACATTCAGATGGCACTATCGAAAGGATCTATCGATCTTGATGACGCTATAGATATTAGAGAGGTTAAGAATGTGAAGCTTGCAAATCAACTTCTTAAGGTAAAGAGAAAACGAAAGGAAAAGGATAGACAGCAGTTTGAGATGCAGAAGATCCAACAACAGCAACAAGCTCAGATGCAGTCACAACAGATGGCGGCTCAGGTTGCAGCTCAGAAACTTCAAATGGAGACTCAGTCTGAGATGCAGATCGCACAAGCTAAGGCTGGATTTGATATTGAAAGAATGCGTGGTGAGGCAGCTATTAAGTCTGAACTAATGCAGTTAGAGTTCCAGTTGAATATGCAATTGAGAGGCGTAGAGGCTGATTCATTGAAGACTAGAGAGGACCTGAAAGAAAAAGCAAAAGGCGATAGAATTAGTAAGCAAAACACACAGCAATCTAAGTTGATAGAGCAGCGCAAGAAGGATCTTCCTCCTATTAACTTTGAGTCTAACGAAGACACATTAGATGGCTTTGATCTTGCTGAGTTTGAGCCTAGATAATTATAGTATAATAATGCGTAATTTTGCGCAGTAAATTTAATTTAATATGGATATAAAAGTAAAAGCGGTCCCAGGACCAGGAGATAAGTCTGTACAAGAGGTTGAAAACGAACTACTTGAGCAGCATGAAGAAAAGCAAGTTGCTGAAGAGCAGCCTGTAGAAACCAATACTGAAACTGTTGAAGAGCAGGCGGTATTACAAGAATTAACTGAGGAAGAGGTTGAGAAACCT